GTTTACATCAGACTTGAAGATCTGAGGTAAAAAATCGATTGTTCTAATTGTCATCAGTTGGTTCCGAACGTTATAGTATTATTTACGCCAGCAAAATTCGCGTTGATTTGCGCTGCGGTAATTGCGCTAATAATCTCTACGTTCTCTACTGTTGCCGAACTTGTTACAATCTCATTTGCTTCTGCATTGATCTGATACAAGCTACCAAACATCGAAGTAGGCGTCGTTGGAACAATAATGATAGATGACACGTTAGGCGCCAATGCGGTATGCAAATACGCACTCAGCTCACTGAAGTAAAATGTCTCGCCGAAATCCCAATTATCGATAGCAAAGAAGGTGTTAATCGCATTGATAACACTTGATTTGATGTCGTTATCACTGATGTTTAACGAAGCGTTCTTCACTACTTTAAACGTTGCCTGTAACGTGCCTGGAGCCTTAGCACCAAACAGTGGCTTAAACTTTGCGCTGTTAAAGATTACTGAATCGCTTACCGCTTTGGATGTTTCTAGTGTACCGTATTCCAATTTCAGTTGATCTGTTGTTGGAGGCACTGGCTCGCTGATTGTATTTGTTGTATCACGGATCCACGCTTGATAATCCGCGGCGTATGCTTTGGTCAGCATGTATAAGTCGATCAGGTTGTTCGGGCTTGGATCAATGCGGCGGTAGCCAGGGCTGTTGTGACGATATTGGAAGTACAGGTCACCGCGGCCAACCATCTTGATGTATTCAGTTGATACTGTTAATACACTGGCACCCAATACGTAATACACATCTTCACCTGTAGCATAGAAAACCTGACCATCTGTAAATTGAGCTACAGGAATATCTGCTTGAGTAGCATAGTCAGTATTAACTGTGCCCGGAGGAATAGGAGCATATGAAATGAAACTACTGTATCCTACTTCCTGCTTAAAGAAGACCCATTTCTTGTTAACGAACGTGCTGGTATTAACAACCGTTTCAAAAATATCTGGATTGTCCGGGATGCCATCAACGTTGTCGTCGGTAAAGGTTACGAGCACTTTACTTTGATTTTCATAGCCATCAATATCAACAATGTTCTTGTAAATGTACCAGGTGTAATCGACGCCGAGCGGAGCATCTTCACCTGTACCTTCAGGACCCTTAGGATTAACCTTTAACACTTTGATTTGATCGTGTATCGTTGTGCTCGTATTGCTGTCGTACACCTTTACGTTCTCGTCGAAGTAGAACTTTGTTTCAATCAAGCTTTCGAATATGTAATTCGTGCTCTTCCATTGGATAATGTAACCAACGTTGTTATCGTATACGAAGTTAATCAGCCATTGGTCATTGATTGATGCTGGATTTGTTGAGGCAACAATTACCCAGGTTTCAGTCGCAATATCGTAGTTTAATGCAAACGAATTAAATGCTAACACCAGTCTAGCGATTGACGTTACAAGTGTCGATGGCAACGTTGTTTTGAATACTGGGATGATCTCATCAACAATAGCGGTTGACGGAACCTTTTGGCTCATTGTAACAGTGCCTTGACCGTTAGCAAACGTACCCAATCCGCCATTGGTACCGTCGCCGATTACTTGTTGCACTGATGCATACAGGAATGTTCTACCTGTACCCGTAATACGGACCGTAACGAGCTGGTTCTGTGTGTTAAAGTATTTGCCTGTAGGTGCTTTGAATTTAATGATAGCGCCAGGACGAATATATTTTGCTTGCGTACTTGTTGAATTTCCTAACTGTAAAACTTGATTATGGTTAGTCGGATCGTAAAAATAGCCGGTACAACCATTGGTGTTCAATGAGCTCATTGTCCAAACAGTATTCAATGATTGCTGGCGGACGACTGTCTCATAGTAGTAATGCTGTAGTTCTTTTGAATTCAAAATGCGTGTCAGGTCGTCTTGGATCAAACGTTGAGCACTTGCTGACGTCAGGAACGAGAAGCTTGTCGAAGCTAATACGCTTTCCTTGTATAGGAAACCGTCCTGTGCAAAGATGTTTGTGCTCGAATACTTACCGCTCGAATCGTTTACGTCGAGGTAGCGGCTAACGCCGCTGCTTGTGCGGTTCAGTGCTTTAACTTTGAGGATGTTAGAGAATTGGGTGTAAGGGACGATGTTGTAGTCCTCACCCGTAATCATACGATTCTGCGTGTAGTATTGCTGTGGAGCCTTACTACGAATTTCGTTTGATGTCTCGCCCGTAGCTGCATTAGATACAGTGTAGTTCAGGTTGGCACGGATTGATAGCGTTTGTTGCTGTCCGCTGCGGGAAATATACGGAATGGTAATTGTCGCGTCTTGAATTTCGTCCGGCGTGATTTTATACGATTGTGCGTTACCGGTGCGGAAGTAAATCCTGTATTTGCCTTGTGGAATATTCGAAAAGGATCCGTCACCGAACACTAAATCGATCTGATCGCTCGCTGTTGTATTAACTTGGAACAGGTTGCGCTCTGTTGCTTTGTTGTAGATTACGTTGACGCCTGCAATGGCCGGGACCTGTGTCCATTTGTTGTTCGCAACGTTTGAAGAATTAACATCGTACAGCCAAACGTCCGTGTTGTTAATATTGCTGAAGCCGACATTAAGTACACGATTTGGCACTGACTCAGACAGCGTAAAGTCTACGGATTGTAACTTGCCTTGCTTGAAGAATAGGAAGTATCCAGTGTTATTGCTGCCGTTGCCTTGATTGTCGTTACGTGCTAAAATATTGAACTTGCTGACAGGCTTTGGATCAACTTCATAGATGTACGGTTGTTTTGCGCTTGTTGCGCTTACGGCCTCGAATGGCATCGACGATCCGGCAACCAATGAGTCAAACGAAAATACTGGGGTTGTTCCGGACGTAATGTTAATTGTGTATTCGTCTGTCTTGATGCTGTTAATAACCTGTGAATTACTTGGCTTGCCAATGACCTGACTATTGAGCAAGGTAGCATTCAAAATGATAGTAAATTGCTCAAGCCAATTGTTGTTTGTGGTATCGTTCCACGTAATAGGAAGATTGGCTAAATTTACTCCGTTAGAATCAACAAGCGATTCTGATGTTGCTATCGACGTAAACTTCAATAAGCCAGTGGCAGGAAGGCTACGCTTTGGGCTGTAGCTAATTAAGCGAGCAAGCTTTAAAATTGAGTCGCGTCGTTCTGCTGTATCTAGGAAGTTTTCACGCGCATTGATATCAGTGCGGAAGGCTAAGCTTTGTCCTAAGAATGCGATCAGGTCGATCAGAGCAATGTATTCGCTGGACTCAATGAAGTCGTTGAAGTCCTCAGGATAGTACAAACGCAGGTAGTCAATCATCGACTTGCGAAGCGTTTCGAAGTCGTAAGACGTGAAGTCTGCTTCGCGGAATGTTTGGTAAATCTTCTTCCAATCTTCTGCGACTAATAGGCTGTTTTGACGGGATGCTGACGACATAGTAAATCCTTAGGATATACTAATATTTATCGTAGAAATAAAGTTGGTATATTAAGCTTGAGAGTCTTTGTCGAACGTAACCTGCATTGTATCGACTTGATTGGTTTCAACAAAGCGTAAGTCTATTGAAATTTGAATGCCGTGTTCGTACTCAGAAATGATTATGCTTTCAACAGCTAAACGAGGATCATAACTAACGATGGATTGAATATCGTCTGCGATTGCGGATTTGACCTCGGTGGTCATTGGTTCAAACAGCATGTTCCAAATGATCGTGCCGAAATTCGGGTTCATAAGCTTCTCACCCTTACGTATGTTGAGATGATTAAACAGATCCTGTTTAGCTAACTCAAAATCAGTCAGACGGAATTTCTTTCGTCTGTTGTAGGTTGAGAATCCTTTGTATAATGGCATGTTGTATTTATCTTATGTAGTGACGTCTGGGTTGGTGCTCTTAGCGAGAACTGTAATAGCGTAACGTCCACGGTTGTAATACGTATCGCCCGTCGTTCCGTTAGCGTCAGATCCGCCCAATCCCTTAGACCATTTATTACAGCCGCCTGCACCAAGTAAGTGTGAGACAGATAGTTTGCCTGCAACGTCATCCGCGGGCGAAGATGCGGTAAGTGTTCCTAGTTTAACCATGATCTTATAATTCATTGTCAAATTGGCATCCATAATCTTTTCTTGAATATCATGTGCTGCCCAAAATGCTTCTTTGCTGTTTAATCCGTCTTTATTTAACCAATTACTCGGAGTGCTTAATCCTCGGTTAGTTGTTCCTTTAGCGACATATCCCTGATCGATTAATGCTAACGCGCCAAATTGGTACCTACCAATGTAGCCTAACTGGTTCTCTGCTGCATAGTTGCCACCAGACTCTGACTTGCTGATCTGTGCTTTGAGCGCTCTTGTTTCATCTGCCGTCAATGTTCCAATTCCGGACCCTTGCGGTGGTTGGGCAGCGTAGTCAGCCGCTGATGCTGGCTTAGAAACACCTTTACCTTGTGCTGCTGCTGGACCTGCGCTATCGCCCGTTGTTGGGACTGTCGGAACTGTAGTTGCTGTTGGCTGTGCGCCCGTTGAGCCGGTCCTCTGTGATACTGCTGTTGGGTGCTCGTATTCCCATGGTTCGTGCGTTGGAATTGGAGTCGGGATCGTAGTTGTTACGCCGTAATCCTTAATCGTTCCGTCGGCTGCTAATTTTTTTCCTGCTTTCCACTTGTAATACGGAGCCGGCTTAGTTGCTCCAGTATCCTTATACGTTCTTGTTGGTAGCTTAACAATAGGATCTACTGTAGGTGGCGCTTGCGTATTCAGATAGATCATACCTGAACCGAATACTAATTCGGTGCCCGAGCCAAACGATCCTTGCGTAGCCGCTTGTAGAGCTAATGTGCTCTGCGACAGGATACCGATCTTGCCAGCCTGTACTTTCAGTTCTGTAAATGCCTTCAGGCTAATTATTTCTGCTTCTTCCTGAATATTGTTACCAGCTTTCATTTTAATGTCGCCCTTGGCGTACATGTTAATGTCTGCATCTGAGTGAATATTGTAGTTGCCTTCTGTTCGCATACTGATGTCATTCTTAGAATAGACGTTAAACTTTCCGTCCTTCGAGAACTCCATCCATGTATCGCCCTTTGAGCTTGCAATATAAATCACTTCGTCAGCGTCATTCATCATTATCTGATGACCACCTGCTGTACGTAACCGTACTAAGCCTTGCTGATCTTGATATCCATCGTCCATGACAAACGTGTGGCCACCTGACCGATAGCGTGGAGCACCTGTTACAGGATCTTTTGACGAACTAGGCAGTCCAGGAGTGCTTACACCAAATACTGTACTAGGACTTTCCCGCTGTGAGCTGCTTGATATTACTCCGCGTGTCTTATCGTCTTCAAGACCTTGACGCAGCAATATTTTGGCCTGTTCTTTGTGAATAGGCTTATTGATCGTCAGGAACTGATTCCACTTATTTTTTAACTCTTTGTTCTCTTCATTGAACTCAACAGTGGGATACGGCGGGTTAGTTAGAACCGATGCTAAGTTTGGATCGTCAGTAACAACATAGTCCGATCCTGCTTGTCCGGGAATAGCGTAATGGCTTAACTCTGGCATTACACAAGCAAACCAATAACCTCGATTGATATCGCCTGCTACGAAAGTAATCAGAATCTGATTGCCTAAGTCCGGTGGAGTAAACCACATTCCATACGTATGATTTACTGCTTCGTATACGTTGTCAGTTGGGCGTTCACCGTTGTCGCGTGACCAGCGAGTAGATCCCATATATGGGCTTGCGTAGCTTACTGTAATCCAGTGGGTCTCTTCGTCACGGGTTCCGCCGAAGTCCGGAATCCAAACCTTTAAGCGTCCCGAACGTGCTGGGTCAGCGTTATTACGGACAATTCCGATGTACGGGCCCGAATCGAGCTTTGCTCCGACGATTGAAGTTGGGTCAGCGAATTTTGGGACTCTGGATCCTAATCTGTTATCTGATGGCATATAGTGTAGTTATCCTACTTGTAGGCACCAGCAAAAGGATCTGTTGCTGTTGGAGGGCCCGCTGTTACTTTTCCTGACAATCGATCATTCATCTCTGTCAATGAACCAGCAACCTGAGCATTGGCATCCGACGGTAGTGCCGGGAATTGTCCATTTGGCATTGCAGTGGCTAGGTTACTTTGTATTCCGTTTAGTCCTGAGGACAGGCTTGCTTTGGTTGCTGCTAAGTCAGCACTAGCTTGGGCTGGCAATCCTGCGTTTAGTTTAGCGTTCATTGTTGCTATTTCTGAAGAGACTTGGCTATTAGCGTCTGCTGGCAATGCTACTGTTGGTGCGAATTTTGAAATATTCTGCAGGTCAAACGTGCCCGGATCGTATTTGAATCCTGACGTCGATATTGCGTCTACGTTAAAGCCCGTTGATGCAAAAGCAGGGACGCCACTTATGCCAAACGTTGATCCAAATTGGGCTGTCATTGCAGACATTGGACTTGCTAGGCTCTGTGCGCCCTGTAACAGGCTTTGTGTAACTGCTGGGACACCCCCAGGGACCGTGATACCAAACGATTGTTGTAGAGTATCGCCTAGCATTGTTGCTGCTCCACCCATTGTGCCCGGCGAGTTCATGTCAGGAATTTTTGGAGCTGCGGGAATAAGAGAATTTACGCCAATTTGAGATGTTCCATTGGCTACAGTTGGACTTTGTGGCCTAATACCGTTGATCGTCGGATCAAATGGGGCAGACGAACTGCCGCCAGACGGTCGATCTTCTTCTACTTTAGCGCCAATGCCTTGTGTCGGCTGATTCGGATAACGAACTAAATCTAATTCCTGCTCGAATTTACCATTGGCAAAAGTGTTATTCACTGTGAGGACTTTATATATTCCCGAGAACACGCTGGTATTGTATTTGTTTCTCGGATTTGGATTTGCCAGTCCGTCGCTATTGTAATCTGTAGCAGTCTTGAAATTTAGTCTAACGAAGACTTCGCCGGTGTCCGTTATGATACTGCCATTCTGTGTTTTGTATTGTCGAGCTACATTCTTCTCGTCTGATATGTTTGTGTAAAAGCAATCGTCTTGTTTAATAAAATCTGGATCGCCAACGATTTTCAATTTAACAGAAAGCATATCACCTTGCGGCGTCGATAATATCTGCTTTTGCAATTGTGCAACAATAGCTTCACTGGAGATTAATCCTAATTGTGCAGATCCTGTAGGTAGGCTAACCGGAACCTTAGTTGCTTGCATACTTGGATCGCCGTTGTCCGGCTTCTTCAAATCTGATACGGTATCGTCCCGCAATGCGGCTTCTTGTTGCGTATCCTCAGCGCCATCGGGTGTATTTGGAGCAGCATTAACGGCGTTGATGTTTAACGCACCAACTGTCAATGCGGTGAAATACAAAGAGTCAAAATTAATGTCTAGACTCAAAATATCATCATTTTTACCAGTGAACATATAGTTGTATTCTTTAACACATCCATTTGGATTGCCTGTAGGCAAACTATTATTCTGTGTGTTATACACCTTGTAAGGAGTAATGATATAGGTTATCTTCTTAGCAAAAGTATTGCGTACTGGATCAAATGCGATCAAATTAATCTTAGGAACGATCTTAAACCAATCCAGCGGTTTCTTAGCTTGTTCTGCTAACTTATCCGGACTTACATTCTCTTTGACTGGGTCTGTGATTTGACTTGTGATATACGAACTGCTTCTGATAGCTAGACCAATTACCTCAATGATCGAAGTACCTTGATTGATAGCTATGATCGTTGTTGAAGTACCGTCATTGAGTTTTGTATCGAGTCCGTTCTGATTGCTGTCGGCTTTTGGTTTAGGAAACTTAGTTGACTGTGGCGTGATTTCGCTTGCAGGCGGGAACGTAGCTTTGGCAATGTCCTCATGAATCTCAAATGCAATTACGTCTGCGACAGCGATTTTTTTATTATCAACGATGCTCTTAAGCCAGGCGTTAAATGCGCCGGTGTAGCTTTTAACGTAGACAGAAGACAACGAAGCCAATCTTGTCTTAATAGCTATGTTAGCTTGTGTTGATTCTGCAATACCCTCTTGAACTTGCCGAGTATGAAGGTTGGCGTACTCAACTTGATTTAGCTCTGCTGTTCCTTCGCGGATGACCTTATCGTTCCACGCTTGCATTGCTGTTAGCTTTTTAACTTCGGTGTCAAGTTCTGTAATAGTTTTGGTATCAAATGTATTATTTGCGTTTAGCATCTCAGCCGGGATGCCTGTATTCGCTAAGAAAAATTCGCCGACGGTCGCAGCCGATATTTCTAACTTGACCGGAGTAGTTGCGATAGACTCTGCAAAACCTTGGTGGTTATAAGGAACAGCAGTGATATCGTACTCGGCGCCTTTAATAGTTGGTTTTGTTTTGATGCCAGTGATCTTGATCGGAATGTACTTTGTTATTTTTTGAATCTTATACGGTACACCGGCAAGATAACCGAAAAAATCAATTTGAATCAGGTAAGGCATAGACAAATAGTTTAGGGCGTTTATTAACTTTGAAGCAACAATGATACGATTAAGCAACGTCATTCCGTATGGTTCAATGATCGTAAACGAGCACGAGATCGCATTTGAATTTCGTGCTTGAGCATTTAGACCAATGA